ATTCCAACCAAAAATTGGTTTCAAAACTAGATACGGTATGGTTTCAAACCCATTCGTTGATACAGCTAACGTTTCAGGCCGTGATGGTATGGCGACTGCTGGTACTAACCAATATTATAGAAAATTTGCTGTTAGCAACATTCTATAAGTCTAATTTATTAGATACTAAAAGGGACTCTTTCGAGTCCCTTTTTTTTGGTCTTGCAGAAACACGTTGCAGTATCAGAAATCACCGTCTGCAACTTGGATAACATTCAATCCTCTTTGTCTCCACATCTCAACAACAGAATTCCTATCGTCAAAGACCATGTCAATTTTACCAACATGTTCTTCAAACAAATCTGCAATATCTGATTTGAAAACATCATCAGACCTAAAGTCGTCGTTTTTTCTTAAGAACAAGTCGGGTTTTGCAATACCAACCCAATCTCTAATCTGTTGTTCAGTGATATCTCTTTCGGTCTCATTCCTTGCAGAGAAGAATACAACCCTCTCTCCTTGTTCAACAAACCTTTTTGCAATATCAACAACCCACTGATTAGGAACATCATGAACCGTGTGTTCTTTAAATGCTTTCCAATCTGCTGGTGTCTGTTCAACAAAATGTCTCCTATGTTGCATATCTGCAATAGTTCCATCAATGTCAAAAATTATGTTTTTCCTTTTCATGAAACACCACTAGTTATAAGTGCAAATACAAACAATGACAATCCTTGTAGAAAGTCCTTATCCAATAGTCCAAGTTTTTTTATTTTTTTCATATCTGATTTCCTCATTATATACATAGTATACCAAAAAATGAGGGTCATTGTCAACCTTTTAACTGCACTAAATACAAGGTACAATACAGTACTTACACATACACACGGAGAAAAATATGAGTAATTCAACAAAATCAGGGTTCGAAATCAGAGCCGACTTATTATCACTATCAGAAGGTCTTTTGACCTCTAATTATCAGAGGGAAGTTGACGCTATCTATGCACACAACGATTCATTCCCTAATGATAAGAAACCTTTACCTTTAAGAGAAATCACTGGTGAAGAAGTTATTAGAACTGCTAGACAACTTAATGAGTTTGTTACAGAGAAGTAACCTAAATAGTAGTACACGGAGATAATTATGTATGATAAACAAGTGAATGTGATGGAAGGGCCTTGGGAAGCAAAAACGTTTCCTAATGGGGAAGAGACAACGAATGTATTAAGTCGTAAGACCATTACAACGTTAATCAAAGATGGTTATCTATGTGAAGAAACTACAACGAGAGAGTATCGAGATAGTGATTATTTCGATACTTCTTCGTCTAAACGGATACTAAAAATAAATGGTTGATATTAATAAATCACTTCTTAATAAGAATAATTTTAAACTTATCATTGATAAGTGTCCTAACGTAGAATACTATGTAAGGTCAGTGAATATTCCAGGCTTAACATTTACAGAAGTTACTCAAGCGGCAGGTGTTGGACTTGATGCATATTTTCCAGGCGATAAAGTGTATTACGAAACAATGTCAGTCGAGTTCTTAGTAGATGAAGACCTAGTGAACTTTAAAGAGATTTATGATTGGATGGATGCAATTGTTCCTGTTAGAGACCCATTGTTATACAAACAAATTACACAGTCCACTTCAACAGAAACTAATATTTCTTCAGGTGCAGATAGTGACCTAAGTCAATACTCAGACATTACACTCGTAACAAACACTAACAAAAATGTACCTAACAGGTTCTTTAGATTTCATGATTGTTTCCCAATAAGTATAAGTGGACTACAATTAGAAAGTGGTGCAGATGCAGACCCCGTTACAACTACAGTAGAATTTAGATTCGGATATTACGAAATAGAATCCGTCTCCTAAAATACCTTACTAAATACCTATATATGTGGTATAATAGATTATGAACTTAGACGAATTGAAAATACAGTGGGCAAAAGATTGTGAGATAGATGACATCCAATTGGATAATGCATCCCTTGAAGTCCCAAAACTCCACGCAAAATATCAAGACTTACTAACCAGTAAGATACTTGTATCCAAACAATACCAAAACAAATACAACGATTTACTTAAAGATAAGTGGTTGTGGTTTAATGGTAAAATGTCCGAAGATGAAGTCAAAGCTAGAGGTTGGAATCCCGACCCATTTGATGGTCTAAAAATTATGAAGAATGACATGCAGATATTCTTTAATGCAGATAAAGATTTGCAAGAAATGAATGCAAAAGTTGAGTATTTAAAAGTAACTATAGATTTCCTTAAAGAGTGTATGCAAAACATTACTTGGAGACACCAAACAATCCGTAACACGATTGATTGGAGAAAGTTCATGGCAGGACAATAATGATATTAGAAAATTACTGTTACACTATCCCTATGTTATTTGACGATGCAGAAGTCGAGCAGATACATCAACATGCACAACAGTATCCTGTTATGGAAGGTCAAATAGGACAGGGTAATCAAGGTGACCCCGATGCAGAAGAATTAGACAAAGGTGGTGAGACAAACAATAGAATAAGACAATCTGATGTAAGGTGGTGTGAAGACCAATTACCTAAACCTTTATTAGATAAGTTGTATGCAGCTGTAGAACATGCACAAAAAGACAGTGGATGGAATTTTGAATTTGAGTACCAAGAAAAAAATCAATATACCATTTACCACCATAGACCCGATGCAGAGGTTACTGGAGACTTTTACACATGGCACACTGATGCAGGCCCAAGACCATACGAACATAATGGTCAGATGAGAAAACTCAGTTATACTATTCAGTTATCCGACCCCGAAGATTACGAGGGTGGAAACTTCCAATGGATGGAAGACATACGTTCAAAAGATACCCTTACTGAAGGAGACTATACAAGAGACATGAAAGACTTTGTTATACAAGCTCCATTTTCTGCAAAACAAAAAGGTTCTTTAATCATATTCCCATCATTTCTACATCACCAAGTAACCCCTCTATTAAGAGGAACAAGGATTTCACTGGTTGGTTGGTTATGTGGGTATCCCTACAAGTAAATGAAAGTCACCGTCTCCAAAGTGGATGAAGTCTTCATGCACGTTGATTGTGATGATGGTCTTGCAAAAGACTTACATGACTTCTTCTCATTCAAAGTTCCAGGCGCAAAGTTCATGCCTTCCTACAGAAACAAATGGTGGGATGGTAAGGTCTATCTATTCTCAATAAAAACCCATAAGATTTATATCGGATTACTTCCATACGTAGATGAGTTCTGTAGAGAACGAGGATTCGACTTTGAGGGTATTCAAGATGTTATTGGTCACAAACATAAACTAAAAGAATTTAATATTAAAGATTTGAATCTACCATTCGAACCTAGAGATTATCAATTAGAAGCATTTGCATCTGCAGTTAAGTATGGTAGACAATTGTTATTGTCACCCACTGCAAGTGGTAAGTCTCTCATCATTTATATGTTAGCACGATACTATGATGTAAAAACAGTTATCATTGTTCCTACTACATCACTAGTAGAACAGATGACAAAAGATTTTCAAGAGTATGGATACACTGAACGTGTCTGTAAAATCTACAGTGGTCAAGAAGTATTTGATGCACCCATAACAGTCACCACATGGCAATCTTTCGCAAAAGCTCCCAAGGAGGTGTTAGAGTCTTTTGATATGGTTGTCGGTGACGAAGCACACTTATTCAAAGCAAATGTTTTGAAGGGTATCTTAGAGAAGATGAAGAAGACTGCAATCCGTATAGGAACTACAGGAACATTAGACGGGACAGAGGTTCACAGGTTACAACTTGAAGGATTGTTCGGCCCTGTTAAAAAGGTCATAACTACAAAAGAATTGATGGATGAGGGAACGATTGCAAATCTTTCTATAGATTGTGTCATACTACGTCATACTAAAATGAAAAAAATGACATACCAAGAAGAGATGGATTACTTGGTATCGAATGATAGTAGAAACGAATTTATATGTAACCTAGTTTATTCTCTTAAAGGTAATACCCTAGTCTTGTTCCAATATGTGGAGAAACACGGGGCTGTATTGCATGGTAAGATGTTTAAAAGGTTAGGGGATAAGTTACACTATGTATATGGTGGAACGGATGTAACGGACAGGGAAGAGGTTAGAACCCTAGTCGAAAAGGCAAATGACAATGTCATACTTGCATCATACGGAACTTTCTCTACTGGGGTAAATATTAAGAAGATAGACAATGTCGTCTTTGCATCCCCATCAAAATCAAGAATAAGAAACCTACAGTCTATTGGTAGAGGTCTTCGTAAAGCAGATGGGAAAGATACTATGAAGTTGTTTGATATATCAGATGACTTACAATGTAACAATCATACTCTCAACCACCTTAAAGAACGTATAAATATATACAACGAAGAGAACTTTACATACGAAATAAGGCAATTTGATTTAAAATGACAAAACCCTCAGACCTAATAGACGAATTAAAATACGAAGTAGTAAAACTTAGAACTGGAACTGAGATTGTCGGAATGGTCAGAGAGACCCCTAAAGGTCTTAAAGTTACATTACCTATGATATGTCAACTTTCAATCACCACAACAAAGACAACTCTTGCAACGTTCTTTCCTTATGCACCTCTATCCTCAGATGCAATATTATCAGTTGACTATGGAGATGTAATGCATAGGAACGAAATGAATAAACAATTTATACCATTCTATGATGAAGCATCATCTAAGTGGTTGAGTATGGTTGAGACTGGAAGTATACCCCTAACCAACACTTTACCAAAACAAGAAGAAATAAGAAAAACCATTGATAGTCTTGTATCTACATTTACTGATGAACAACTTGATGCAATGGAAGCTGAATATGATAACGTCTCAGATGAAGATGTTAGACTATATGAAGAAGCAATTAAAGAAAAAATTATCCATTAGTATTTGTTAGGTTTTCAATCTTACTAAATAAGTGCGTATCCTCGGACTTATATCTGATTATACAATTTGTTTATATAACTTTACGGAAAAAACCATGACCACAGCAACTTATTTTGCAAAGAGCATGGTGCGAAAAGCTAGAG